ATGAGCTTCCGTTTCCAAAAACGCATCAAAATCCTTCCTGGCTTGCGTCTTAACGTGAGTAAGACCGGCATCTCTTGGACTGTGGGTAGGCGTGGAGCGAGCGTTACTGCGAGGGATGGAAAGCTCACGGGCAATGTAGGGCTGCCGGGCACAGGTCTTTCATATCGAAAGCGTTTGGACTTACCTGATTCAGACCCCACCATTCAGGATCCACAGACCCCTCACCAGAGCTCTGGCGCGCCATCTTGGCTGATCCTCATCATTGTTTTGGCGGTTGGGATTTTTATTGGTCTGTCCATTCGATAGGCGTCAGGCTCAAGAACACTTGCTCCTGCAGCGCCCATTCGCTTGGGAACGGCTTGAATAAATCCTTCATCGTTAAGTGCGGCGGATGCTTGCCTTCGACGATGGCCTCAACAACTCGCGGTGAGAGGGTCGCTAGTCTTGAGATTCGGCTCACAAACGACGGGCAGATCTTTTCCTTCTCGGCTATGTCGTAGATCGTGTTGTAGACGCCATCAAGCATTAATCGCTGCCATCGAAATCCTCGCGCAATCGCCTTCACCATACTGTTGTCGACTTTTGCCTCCTTGCGCTCGAGGACCCTCGAGCCATCGGGTTTGATGATGATCGTTTTGACGCCCCGGCGATAAAAGTTCATTGCAATGTTGGTGGTTGTCATGCCGCCTCCAGTAAGGTCTCTCTTGGTCTAACCGTTTGATTAATTAGCGTTGCGATTCCATCCGTGGCCCACTCAATTGCGGCGCCATCCGGGCGAATCGTGATGCGGTGAATTAGGTGTTGAACAATCCGGGCTTGCTCAGCCGGGAACAGTTCGTCCCAGACGGCGTCGATAGACCGAAGTGCGTCAATCGCCTCGTCCTCTTCGATGTCTGGTCTAAGCCTTGTGACTTCAGCTACAGCCGCTGCAGTAATTTCAGGCAGCCGCAGGATCTCTTTGATCTTCTCCACGATCACGGCTTCAATCTCGCCTGCTGGCAGGCGTTGTACTTCGCACGCCGCTGACCCAAGCTTGATGGCATCGGTGTTGATGTAATACCTGTAGTAGCGCTGCTTTTTAATGGTGTAGCCCGGTGTAAAGCAACGCCCCTCTGCGGAGTATAGAAGCCCTTTTAAGAGGCAAGGCGCCTTCGAGTCGCGCTGCGAGCAAGCCGCCTTTTTTTGCTTCTTGTCACGATCTCGGGTGAGCGCAGTGTGCGCCTGATCCCAGAGCGCCTGGTCGATGATTGCTGGATGCTGGCCTGGAAAGTGTTGCCCCTTATAGGCGGCGATACCCAGGTACACGGGATTATTCAGAATCTTATAGATGTAGCCCTTGTCGACGAGTTTACCCTTTCGCTCCACACCCTTTGCGGTCGTCCATGACTTGGAGGTCACGCCTTTGGCGCGAAGGTCTTTCACAAGCGCAGCCATCGATCCAACTAGTGCGAAGCTACGGAAAATCTCCTCTACCAGTTTGCTTTCCGTTGGGTTGGGGACAAGCTTTCGCTCAGACACGTCGTAGCCAAGCGGCGGCATCCCGCCCATCCAGATCCCGCGTTGGCGTGAGGCGGCGATCTTGTCGCGAACGCGCTCACCGGCGAGTTCACGTTCAAACTGAGCAAACGAGAGCAGGATGTTGAGGGTCAGCCGACCCATGGAGGTGGTGGTGTTAAAAGACTGCGTTACGGAGACGAACGTGACCTTATGCCCGTCAAAGATCTCCACCAGTTTTGCAAAGTCGGCTAGCGATCGAGACAGACGATCGATCTTGTAGACAACGATGATGTCTACGGCCCCTTTTTTGATGTCGGCTATCAACTGCTGTAACCCAGGCCGGTCCATGTTGCCGCCTGAGTAGCCACCGTCGTCATACCTCTCAGGTAGCTGGAGCCACCCTTCAGCCCTCTGGCTCAGGATGTAGTTTTCACATGCATCACGCTGCGCATCGAGTGAGTTGAAGTCTTGCTCGAGCCCTTCGTCGGTTGATTTGCGGGTGTAGATCGCACAACACAGTTTGCGTTGGTTCGTTGCCATCAGCCACCCCTTGAGCTCTGAAGGCCAAAAAATGCCCAGCCGTTACGGTTGGTGCCGGTGATCTCTTTGGCGATGCTTGAGAGCGATTTGTAGGGCTTGCCTTGGTAGACAAAGTGCTCATCGGCAACAGTCACCTCATGGGTCACTCCCTTCCAATCCCGAATGAGCCGCGTACCGGCGACTGGGCGGTTGTCTAGGCGACGCTTGCGCACGTGCCTTTTCCCGCCGTCTAGCTCATCTCCGAGCCGCTCAAGGCGTCTGATGGTTTCCCGCTTGAGTCCGCCCAGGGCGAGCTCCTGTATGCGGTAGGCAAGCCTGCTCTCAAGAAACTGGCGATTGAACTGCGGTGCTGGCTTTTGAAACAACTGTTCCCACATCCGCCGCAGGTCGCTAATCGGGGCAGACTTAAGGGCGGCCACGCGGGCCAAGGTACTACTGAGCGTCATGGGGGTCCTCCTGGGTGGTCAAAACACCTGTACTAACGCTCTGTTCGGTCCGTTCAGCAAGTCCTTTCTGAGCGTCAATGCGGCGTGTGGCGCCGGGTGCCAGAATTTGAGCCAGTCGACTGATGACATCGGGATGAAGGGGGGTGAATGTGACTTCCATTCCCATTCATACGGATCGAATAGCGAGTTTTTCTCACGCGTCTGGGTGCGTAATTTAAAATGGAACATTCGCTCAAAAGTACGCGTATACGGAGGTAGGATGGGTTTCTACAGTTCGGACCTAAATGACTACGACCCAATGAAAGACGAGGTTTCTTGGGCGCCTTTCCAAGAAGCTCGAGAAATCGCCTGGCGTGCTCGTTATGTACTCCGTGGCCGAACATCCCAGGACGTGAGGTGGCTTGGGACCGAGCTTGATAGCTGGATTGATGCCTACTTCGATGATGAAAAGACAAACTCAATTGAGATGCTAAAACGCGAGGGGCGTTATGACCTTCTCGAGTCAGACGATGAGGGCGAGCGATGGTCGATCAAACCAGAGGCCTCAGACGACTATGACATCAGAACCAGCGAAAACACGCGGGCAATCGACGCCGCCAAGGAAGTCTTTGAGACGATGGAAATTCTTCGTCACTCGGATGTTCAGGATGCAAAGGAGTACGAGTACTTTGCCGCTATGGCTTTGGCAATGATTGGCAGCTACTTACGGTCGTTGGAGTATGTGTTCGATATCAGTCAGATGAAGTCTGTGAAACGATCGACAAAGGCGTATCAGCCGCATGAGGTCTCAAGATTTGCAAGTCTTTTGATTGATGCGATGGAAGCCGTGACCTACGCTGAGGGGTTAAAAAAATTCAGTCAGTTAACTGAAATCACCGAGGCCACCCTGAATCGGGCCGAGGAGTTGAAGGCGGCTGCTGTTACTGAGGAGCTTGAAAAAATCAAGAAAGCTGACTCAGAACAGCGGAGTCAGTGGGGAAGGATTGGTAAGGAAAAGAGCTTGGCAAGCAGAAACAGAAGTCGAGATGCGGTGTTAGAGCAATATCAACAAAGCGCCATTTTGCAGGGCAAGAGTATTGCTGGCGCCGCGACGGCCCTTTGGCAATGGCTCGACCAGGAGGCTCGAACGCAGGAGTTGGAGATGTTTTCCGTAAAAACTATCGAGGGATGGGTCTCAGGCCGTCGCAAGGGGGAAATTTAAGCAAAACCATACCCTGTTAGGGTACCCAAAAGGGGTGTTTTGGCTCCCTTGAGAGCCTGCTCTGCTCACCAAACACACCGGCTGGGCTGGCCCGAGATGTATCGCTGGCGAATTGGATTCTCGAAGATGTGCGCATTACGTAACCGAAAGCGCACACATGAACCAGCAACCGAAAGAAGACGCCACCGACCTTATTGCCTCAGTCATCACAGCAGCTGAGGTACGCGCCAGTTCGCTCCGCAATGCTTTTAGGCTGAGCGACTCTGAGTTTGACGACGTCAAGCAGACCATCGTGCTTGGCCTGCTTGAGCAGGCTGACCGCTACGACCCAGCTAAAGGGTCAGTCAATACGTTTACAGGTGTGGTGTCTCGCCATATCGCTGCGGACATATCAGAAAAACTCACACTTGATCGTTCGAGGGCCAGGTTTCTTCCGCCCAATGCAGATTCAGCTGACATTGATGCTGCCAATGACCCGGAAATCAATCCAACCTTAGAGGGGTTGCTTGACGGGCAAATGCTCGAAGGCGGTATTGATCACGACCTTTTTTCCGACAGCAGCACGCTGCACGACCTCTTGGTTGCCTGCGCATACCTAAGCCCATCAGAACTCGAGCTGATCAACTTGCTCGGCCACCATCAGGACCTTCCGGCCGCGTGCAAGGCATCGGGGTTGTCGACGGCAACCTTCTACCGTCGGGTCAAAGACCTAAGCATGCACCTGAGAATGTTTGGGTTAAGGGCTGCGGCATGAGTGCCCTGAGAAAAATTGCCAGGTCAATCCGTATGAATGAGCAACACCCGCTCAACATCACGGAGGTCAACGTGTCGGCAGTCAAGAAATTAGAAGAACAAACTTTAAATGCAAGGCACCGACACTCAGTTGCTCAGTCCGCGCTTAATGCAACCTATTTTCCTGAGCTACCCATAACAGAGGCGGCCCTCTGCGACTGGATTGCATCAGCCATGGTTGGGCAGGCAATCGTCTACCACGAGGGAATGTTACTTCGTGACCGCGCATCCGATGTCTCCGATTTAAACCCCAAGGATCGCAACCGTCTGCACGCAGTCGCTAGACGAGCCTGGATCGCCTGTGAACTAGGGCTTGTTCATTTGTTCAGTCAAAAAATCTCCGAGGAGCGTTACCTGTACTTGGCTATGCGCTCTCGCGCCTCACTGACGCCGCCTGAAATCAGGAGCCGTCTCAAAACCGCTACCCCCACCAACCACGCCAACTGAAAGCGAGCTCCCATGACACCTGAGTCTGACGTGCTGGATGAAATTGGGCAGTTGTATGTCGCAGAGCTTGAGGGCCTGCCACTGTCCGAGATTGACCAGCTATTGAAAAAAACAAATCACACCAAGGAGACAGCCCGTCACTACGAGCAACTCCTGCAGTCTGAACTCAACCGTCGATTTGCAGAGCGGGCGCACGCCTTGCGCAAGGACGAGGGCAAGGATACCGGCCGGGTTCGGTTTGAAAACGATGGGTATGTCGTTATTGCTGATCTACCCAAACGCACTGAGTACGACCAACTGAAGCTACGTGATGCTGTTGACGCACTGCGCAAGTGGGGCGAGGACCCGAACAACTACGTTGGTATCGAGGTCACGGTCTCCGAGTCGAAATACAACGCCTGGCCGCCAGCAGTACGCGCGCTTTTTGAGCCTGCACGAACGCTAAAGACCGGCAAGCCCAGTTATCGGTTGGAGCAAATCGACGTTAGCCGTATGCCCGCCGCAGCCAATGACCCCCACTACGAAGGAAACCACTAATGGCCATCACACTCGCACAGCTCACCCGAGCAGCAGAACCTAAACCCCCACGCATTTTGATCCACGGTGTGGCAGGTGTCGGCAAGACTACTTTTGCCTCTGAGGCAAACAATCCGGTATTTATTCAGACCGAAGATGGGCTGGGCACCTTACCGGCTACCCACTTCCCCCTGGCACGAACCTACGAAGAAGTCCTTGAATCGTTGGGCTCGCTCTATACAGAGGACCACGACTTTAGGACCGTGGTGATCGATAGCGTGGACTGGCTTGAGCCGCTCGTGTGGGCAAAAGCCTGTCGCGATAACGGCTGGAACTCGATTGAGGATGCGGGCTACGGAAAAGGCTACGTGGCTTGCCTGGGCCTGTGGCGCCAATACGTGGACGGGCTTAACGCGCTAAGAGATGAGCGGGGTATGGCGGTTGTCCAGATTGCACACACCGACATCAAGCGCTTTGATTCGCCCGAACACGATCCGTACGACCGCTACGTCATCAAGCTGCATACCCGTGCGGCCGCTTTGTTGTTAGAGCATTCCGATGTGGTGCTCTTTGCCAACTACCGCATCAGTACGGTTAAGGCCGATGTTGGCTTTAACAAGAAAGTGAATCGTGCAATGGGCTCAGGCGAGCGTGTGATCCACACCGCAGAAAAGCCAGCCTTTCTTGCAAAGAACCGCTATGGACTGCCAGAGACCTTGCCCCTTGAATGGCAGGCGTTTGCGCAGGCCATGCCCCCGAGCGTTCAACACATGTTGATTTCTACCCACGCAACCCCCGCCAACTGAAACTGAAAAAGGAGTATCGAAATGGCATCTCTAGGACAAACCTTTGACGCATCTTCCATTGAACCCAGCAATGGCTACGAAATCTATCCACCCGGCAAGTACCTCGCCCAGATCACACACTCTGAGATGCGCGTGACCAAGGATGGTAACGGCCAGTATCTGTATCTTGAGCTCGACATTTTGGACGGTCAGTACGCAGGCCGAAAGCTTTTCGATCGGCTCAACCTCATTAACGCCAACCCTGACACCGTTCAGATCGCGCAGCGCACGCTGTCATCGATCTGCCGAGCGGTGGGCAAGCTCCAGGTCAGTAACTCTGAGCAGCTGCACCTGATTCCTCTGATTGCAGATGTGCGTGTGCGTCCGCCAAAGGGCATGTATGGCGAGTCAAACTCGATTCGCTATCTGCCGCGCAGTGGTGCAGCCCAGCCCGTTGGCACACCCGCTGCCGCCCCAGCCCCAGTGGCAAGAGCAGGCGTGGTGGCAACGCCCAACGCACCGGCTGCCAACGGCTTGCCTTGGAAACGCCAGGCGTAAATGGAGATGCTTCATATGGCAGATACCTTCCACACCCAGGACCAGATTCGTATTCCTGAGACGGCACAAGCCTGCAAGGAGCGGCTTGCCGCTCTGCAGGGCGAAATCTCATCCATACGGATTCAGATCGCCACGACCGACATTCGTCGGCAGGCAGAGAAAAAAACACTGGATGCGGGTTGGTATCACAGGGCAAAGACAGCGCTTCGCTTAAAGCAACAGGAGCAGGCGCTGATCAATGCCCGCCTGGCGCAATTCAATACTGGCTGCGACAAGCCCCGGGAGAAGTTAAAGGACGCCATCATCGAGGTGGTTCGCTCTGACTTTGATGATCAGCAGTGGGCGAGCCTGGTTCAGCGCGCAAAGCAGCTGGCTGATACCCAAGGGGCCAGTCATGGCTGAGTTGCCAATCAAGCTTTGCGCAACGCGTGAGGCCATCTTCTCCGCGTATGAGGCCGATAGCGGGGATGGCTTTCGAAGTCACCTCGGGGCCTCGCTCATTGGTAAACCTTGTGAGCGGGCCTTGTTTTACGACTTTCGCTGGGTGACGCGTGCCAAGCACGAAGGCCGCCTGCTGCGGCTCTTTGAGACCGGACAGTTAGAAGAAGCCAGGCTCGTTTTAAATCTTCGCCGTGTTGGTGCAACGGTGCTTGAGGTCGACCCAGACACTGGGCGGCAGTTTCGTGTCCAGGCCCATGGCGGACACTTCGGCGGGTCTTTAGATGGCGTGGCCATCAACCTGCTTGAGGCACCCAAGACGTGGCATGTCCTGGAGTTTAAGACCCACTCCAACAAAAGCTTTAACGATCTCGTAGCTAAAACCGTGCGCGAGAGTAAACCCCAGCACTTCGCACAGATGCAGATCTATATGCATCTCATGGGAATGACGCGTGCGATGTACATGGCGGTCAACAAAGACAACGACGACCTTTACATCGAGCGTGTGGAGGTCAACACGGAATTCGCCAAGGGTTTACTTGCAAAGGCCGAGCGGATCATCTTTGCCAAAGATGCGCCTGCCCGTATCTCAGAGGACCCCTCTTGGTATCAGTGCCGTATGTGTGATCACGCAGCGGTTTGTCATGGCTCAAGCGCGGCGCCTTCAGCGGCCGAAATTAACTGCCGCACTTGCTTGCATTCAAGCCCGGTTGAGGGCGGCTGGCAGTGCGAGCGCCACCAAAAAAAACTAAGCGAGATGGATCAGCGCCAGGCGTGTGAGCACCACCTCTTTTTGCCATCGCTAGTCTGCGGCATCCAGGTGGATGCTGGCAGTCAGTGGGTGGAGTACCAGATGGCCGACGGCCGCTTATGGCGGGACGTTGGCATTCATAAGCAAACGCAACCGACTATAGGAGCAACCGTATGACACTCACTTTACGCCCGTACCAAGACGCCGCCATCAATGGCATCTACAACTACTTTCACGAAAGCACCGGTAATCCGCTTGTCGTGATTCCGACCGCTGGTGGCAAGTCGCTGGTGATGGCCAAGTTTGTAGAGGGTGTCTTAAAGAACTACCCTGATCAACGCATTCTGATCGTGACCCATGTGCAAGAGCTCATCGAGCAGAATTACAAGGAACTCATGCGCTTGTGGCCCGAGGCCCCAGCCGGAATCTACTCGGCAGGCTTAAAGCAGCGCGATATCCATGCACGCATATTGTTTGCGGGTATTCAGTCCATCTACAAACACGTTTATGAGGTGCAGCAGTGCGATCTGGTTCTGATTGATGAGGCGCATTTAATCCCCCGGACCTCCAACACCCGGTATTGCTCCTTCCTGGCGGGGCTCAAAAGACTCAACCCCGATCTCAAAGTTATTGGGCTCACGGCCACCCCGTATCGCCTCGACTCTGGTCTTTTGCATGAGGGCGACGATGCCGTGTTTACCGACATCGCCTATGAGGCGACCGTACGGGAGTTGATTGATCAGGGCTATTTGGCACCGGTCGTTTCGAAGAAGATGAATACCGAGCTTGACGTTACCGGGGTTCGGACCCAAGGCGGTGAGTTTGTCGCCAAGGAGCTTGAGGCGGCTGTCGATAAAGACAGCATCACGCAGGCGGCGGTCGACGAGATCTTGGAGTACGGCAAGACACGCAAGAGCTGGATTGTGTTTTGCGCCGGAGTGAAGCACGCCCACCACGTTCGTGATGCGATTCGCACTCGAGGCATCAGCTGCGAGACGATTGTGGGGGATACGCCAAGCCATGAGCGTGAGCGCATCATCGCTGACTTTAAAGCGGGCAAGATTCAGTGCCTAACCAATGCCAATGTCCTCACCACGGGCTTTAACGCACCGGCGGTCGATCTGATTGCCATGCTTCGTCCCACGAAGTCGGCTGGCCTCTACGTTCAGATTGTCGGCAGAGGCTGTCGGCTTGCGCCAGGCAAGACCGATTGCTTGGTTTTGGATTTTGCGGGCAACATTGCCCGCCACGGTCCAATTGATGCAGTCAAACCCAAGCGCCCCAAAGGTGGTGATGACGGGGTTGCACCTACAAAAGCCTGCCCTGACTGCAACAGCATCGTTCACGCATCGGTGCGCGAGTGTCCGGACTGCGGTCATATTTTTCCACCGCCACAACTCAAGATCGATACCAAGGCGAGCACGCTCGACATTTTGAGTAACCGCAACTCGCAATGGGTACCTGTCACTCGGGTGAGTTACGCCAAGCACGATAAGCCCGGCAAGCCCCCATCACTGCGCGTCGATTACTGGAGTGGCCTGGCACACCACAGCGAGTGGATCTGTATTGAGCACACGGGCTACCCAAGGCAAAAGGCGGCTTCGTGGTGGGCCAATCGTGCGCCGGGTCTACCACTGCCCAAGCGAGTCGATGACGCCTTAGCGTGCGCCCAGCAGCTGAAGTGCCCAGCCGAGATCGCAGTGCGGTCATCAGGCCGCTACATGGAGGTTGTCGGGGCGCGCTTTCAGTGATCTGCGCGATTTGCAGGCGGGCACCCCGAGGCTTTGGCTACGAGCCCGCCTTAACCAGACAAGAGGGGCCGCGCACGGAGTACTGCTCTATGCGCTGTCTTGATATTGGAAGCAGGCTTAAAGGAATGATTAACCCAAACAAACACGAACAGACGGCGCTTGCTGCTGCCGGTCGGGATGGTGGGATCTACGTGGAGCTCACCGGCAAAACGGATCTGGTGACCTGGAGTGAGCAGGAGTGGGCGACGTTGATTGATGTGATCGTGACATCGTTTCAAGACTCCTTGCGGGAGTCTTATGGCGATGACCCACCGTTTTAAGGAGCCCTATGACAAACAACAACTACATGGCTCAGCTTGGGGCCACATTGGTCGATCGCGGTTATCCGATTCTGCCCATTCAACCCAACACCAAAAAGCCGGGCGTCTATCGCAAGGGCAAGTGGCATGAGTACCCCAAGTGGAGTCGGCACTGCGACCGTGACACCACGGACAACGAAGTCGACATATGGGGTAACTGGCCGCAGGCGGGTATCGGCATTGCTGCTGGCCGTGTCATCGGTATTGATATCGATGTTCTGTTTTCAAAAGAAATTGCTGAGAAGATTGAGGGCTTGGCCAAGCGGCTTTTGGGCGACACCCCTGCGGTTCGCATCGGACATGCGCCTAAACGGCTCTTGGTCTACCGCGCAGCGCAGCCTTTCTCTGGGTTTAAATACCCGCCTATCGAGGTGTTGGGCGTCGGGCAGCAGTTCATTGCGTACGGGGTACACCCCGACACGGGCAAGCCCTATGAGTGGCCCGTCACGACGCTGGCCGATCTCACACCGGACGAATTACCCGCCATCACCGAGGCGCAGGCTCGTGAGTTTGCCAAGCAAGCTTATGAACTGATCCCACCGGCACAAAGGCCCCAAACACTGGTGGCCGGTCATACCGCAGTCAAAGAACATGTGACGCTGCCAGAGCAGCGGGGAACGTTTGAGGCGGTCGAAGATGCCCTACAGCACATTCGTAACGCTGATCTTGATTACGACAGCTGGGTTCGTATCGGTCTTGCGATCAAGGGGGCGCTGGGTGATGAGGGCTGGCCGCTTTTTGATGCGTGGTCAGCGTCGTCTGAAAAGAATGACCCAAAGTTCACGGCAAAGACATGGCGAAGTTTTGCACCGGATCGGATTGGCGCTGGGACGATCTATAAGCTTGCCCTTGATAACGGCTGGGAGCCTGCGGCGGATATTCGTTTAAACGGGGAGATTGTGGTCAACGGCCATCACCCTGCCAAAGAGTTCTTGCAGTCGTTGCAGGCGGTAGACCCGATCACAATCGAAGAGCAGCAGGCATTGCCTCCACCACCGCCAAAGCCGATGCCCGTGGGTTGGGATAACGTGGGCGGAATCATTGCTGATCTGATGGCTTTTATGGCCGCGACTGCCAAGCGTCCGCAGCCAGTCTTAGCACTTGGTGCAAGTCTTTGTGCGATCGGCGCATTGATGGGACGCAAATACCGCACGGAGAGTAATACGCGCTCCAATCTTTATGTAGTGGGTATCGCAGAGAGCGGGGCTGGAAAGAACCACAGCCGAGTGGTGGTCAATGAGCTCTTTCGTAAGGCTGGGCTTTTGCAGTACCTCGGCGGCAACAAGATCGCCTCAGGCTCTGGGCTATTGAACGCAATTCAGCGCCAGCCGGCCATTCTCTTTCAGCTTGAT